CACCAACGGTAAAAACACTATTATTTATAGGGGTGTCATTGTCTAGCTTAAAAACGGCATTTTTTTAGCTTGTATTTACTGTAGCCAGTTTTACTTGGACTGAACTTTTAATATTTTATTTTCGGCAAATTCAAACTATCACCAACGGTAAAAACACTATTATTTATAGGGGTGTCATTGTCTAGCTTAAAAACCGCATTTATTTAGCATGTCTTGACTGTAGCCCGTTTTACTTGGACTGAACTTTTAATATTTTATTTTCGGCAAATTCAAACTATCACCAACGGTAAAAACACTATTATTTATAGGGGTGTCATTGTCTAGCTTAAAAACGGCATTTTTTTAGCTTGTATTTACTGTAGCCAGTTTTACTTGGACTGAACTTTTAATATTTTATTTTCGGCAGCTTAAAAAACACTATTATTTATTGGAGTGTCATTGTCTAGCTTAAAAACGGCATTTATTTAGCATGTCTTGACTGTAGCCCGTTTGTTATTTTTTCTCTTTTTTCTATTTTTTTTCTTCATAATTATTAGATTACCAAAATGTATGCTAAAAAAAGCTGTTTTTGCCTTTGGTGATAGTTTGAAAAATATTTATGATTTATTTTGATTGTAATATTTATTTTATTGTATGTTATTATTATTATATCTTTAATCTTTCTTGGTGATAATGCCGATATGTATTTTTATTTTATTTTCGGCTTTACTTATATATTTGCCAAAATTTATTTTACTTGGACTGAAACTAAAAAAAAATACCTATCGGAACTATCTACACTATCACCAACGGTAAAAACACTATTATTTATAGGGGTCTCATTGTCTAGCTTAAAAACGGCATTTATTTAGCATGTCTTGACTGTAGCCCGTTTGTTATTTTTTCTCTTTTTTCTCTTTTTTTCTTCATAATTATTAGATTACCAAAATGTATGCTAAAAAAAGCTGTTTTTGCCTTTGGTGATAGTTTGAAATATATTTTTTATTTCTTTTGATTGTAATATTTATTAATTTGTATGTTATTATTGTTATATCTTTAATCTTTCTTGGTGATAATGCCGATAGGTATTTTTATTTTATTTTCGGCTTTACTTTTATATTTGCCAAAAATTATTTTTCTTGGACTAAAACTAAAAAAAAACACCTATCGGAACTATCTACACTATCACCAACGGTAAAAACACTATTATTTATAGGGGTATCATTGTCTAGCTTAAAAACGGCATTTATTTAGCATACATTTACTGTATAAGATAAATAAAGCTAAAATAATAAAAATAATAAAAACAATAAAAAGCATACAAACTATTTAAAAATCCACTCAAAGCACATTATAATACTTTCTAATATCTTTTAGAGCCACGAGAGTCAATATTGTTATTGTAAAATCACGATTTCTTAGAACGCCGGAATTACCATAAAACAACGCCCCAAACTCATCGTTTGTTAAATCTCGCAATTTAATGCGTAAGCCCGACCACCGCCCACATGTGGATACTTGCCGCCCTGTGCTAGTATCAAAATGTTGGTAATCAGTATAATTAGCTATAATTGGTCTCTGTTTAGGGTCTGTTTTCAATATGTTTATTAAAGTTCCAAAATTATTAGTTTTTAATTCATATAATAAATACGGTTTATATGCATCCGCATCTGGCATTCCCATTCCTAAAGAATCCCAATAATAAATATTAACATCATCAGCCCACAAAGCAACCCAATGTCCGTTATTAGCTTGGTTCGTTTCTAATAAAATTATTTGATATGGTGAATTTTCCGGTAATAAACGGTCAAATGTATATTTTCTAAGAAAAGCATATACGATAGGGGGTTTACCAATAAAATTTTGAATGTCTTCTCCCGTCAAATCAGTAGAAATAAATTGTTTCGTTAGAGCTTCTATGGATGTATTAGCCATTTATAATTAAATAAAACAGAGAAAAAAATAATAAAAAATATATCTAACTAACTAAATCCGGTCTAATGTATTCATTTGCAACATTACTAGAATGTAAAAATGCCCGTGCCAATTCATTTTTTTCGTTGATAGTCATAATAGGATTAGATTTATAAATGCTAGTTAATATTAACTGTCTAATTAAATCAACGCCCATTTGATTATTCAAAATCGCTTTACATGCCTGTTTTAATTGAAATAAAAAAGTATTTTTTTTAATACCATCTCCAAATAGAAAATCTCCATTGGTTTTATTAGTTTTTTCAATATAATCTTTAATTTGTAGTGCTAAATTACTATTGATATTAAAAATTTGTTTTCCATAGAATTTATTGGTTTTATAATTCATCATAATTATATTTGTTGGAATATCATTTACAAGAACAATATAATTATATTTGTTATCTAGATTTTTCTTCCTACTTTGATTAAGATTAATAATTTTTAATAATGATAAGTCATTCCTAAAAACTAGATTTGGTATATTCTTTTTATTTGTGTTTAAAAAATAGAGTGATAGTATTAATTTATAAGTCATTTTTTTTATATCGTCATTGGTATCATAATTTTTTATTTTATTCTGTATAGATTCAAAAGTAAGATTTTCAATTTGTTTGATATCTTCTTGTTTGCTTGTGTTATTATTTCTATGTGAAATCTCTTTTTCTCTTTCCATTTTCATCTCATTTTGATAAGCTTTAATTGTGTTATCATTCATATGCAACAAACGGGCAAATATGATGATAACACTATAATAATCTTTAAGATTCTTTATATTACTATTTTTAAGACATTCTATAACGGATTTATAATTATTAAGAAAATCCAAATTTTCTAAATCTTTATCGCAAATCTCTGCAACACGCTTTAATTTGCTGATATACCCGCGTAATGTTGTGGATGAATAAGAATTATTAGAGTTAGTTAATAAATGATGTAAATTCATTTAAGATATTAATTATTTTTATTATATATAAGTTAGATATATTTTTATATATTTAATTTTCCCAAATTATAAAATATCTTATTTCTATCCTATCTAGAATATTTGCCAAAAATATTTTTTTAGCAACAAAAATAAAAAATAAATACCTATTGCCAAATCTACAACTATCACCAAAGGCAAAAACGACTTTTTTTATAGGGGTTTTATTGTTATAATGGTTTTATTGTAATGTTTCAATGTGAAATATAGAGTATATCAATATTAAATATTTTTTCCATATTTATTATAGCTTGTTTTAATGCTGGTTTTTCCCATAAAATCCATCTAGACCACGCCCCCGCCGTTTTTAAATCATTCCAATCTTCCCGTTTCGCATGTCGTAATAAATACATTTTTCGCCGTTGTTTATCGCCATTACTCAATATAAAATCTAATTTTTCATTTGCCCCAAAATGAATAATTTTATTGGTTGGTGTGATAATCATATATTTTTTCTGTGGTTTATCACTTTTTATTAAAATATATAATGGTTTCATTGTGTATTTTCTTATTATCTTCTTAGAAATTAGTTACGAAATGTTACGAAATGTTGAAAATAAAGCATAAATAAAAAAATTCAAAATACATACAATTTTTGAAAATATCAATACATTATTCTAATTTTTTGATTTTATCTATATTAATATTAATAATGTCTCGTCCATATCCGTTATTTTCCCGTTTAAATATGTCATTTTTATATTCATAAAAATAAATTCCATCTAGCAAATACCATATAAAAAATGGTCTATAGCCCCGTTGAATATATTGTCTTGCTTTTTCATATTTATTAAACCCAATTATAAGAGTTGGATAATTTCCAAATCTTATATTTCTTTGTTTTACCTCACAAGAAAATTTATTATATTTGTCTTTCAAATCAAATATGCTAAATTCGGGCGTTTTTTCAAGATTCACATTATAAATAGAATTAAATCTATTTCTAACGATTCCAACGCATTCGTCTGCGTATTGTGTATTTCGTTTATTATTCATTTTCTATAAATGAAAGATATAAAAATTTTTGTTGAAAAAACACATTATTTATTATTAATATGCTTAATGTATTCTTCCCAAAAAATAATACTACAATCTAGAAAATGTGAAATTTCCCAAAGTCCAAATAATTTATGGTTAATTTCCATATCTAATTTTTCATCTGTTTCTATCAAAGCTAATATTTTATTAGCTAGATTTGTATATTTTAATCGTATATAATCTCTTTTCTCTTGTTGTTTATTCATACTGAAATTTCAGTTGTTATTGAATCTTCTCTTATAAATTTTGATTTTTTTTTTCTAAATTCTAGTGCACTTGGTGCTGTTGAAATAATTTGATTTTGATTTTGATTGTCTACCGGAGTCCGGGTATCAATTGAAAAGCACTTAAAACAACAATCCGAGTGTTTAATATTCTTTAAAATTAAAGCGACACAACTACCTACTCCACCAACTACCGCTACTATTGATAAAATAGTAGCTTCTGTCATATTATACTATAATAAATTTATATTTTCTTATCGGTTAAGTAATTTACCAAAATTATTTTATTAAGAGTAAAAACAAAAAAAATATACCATCCGGAACTATCTACAAATACTACAAACACTAAAAACACTATCTCTTTTCTAATTCTTCAATCCGTTTTGATAATTCTTGAACTGATTTTATTAATGATGCTATCAATTCTTCATATCCTAAGGTGTATCTTTCACCATCTCTATTATGATTTTGTAAAAGACCAAAATCTTGTATTTGTCCTGATTCAATTAATTGCTCTACTTCCTGACCTAGAAGACCATAATGCCAACGATTACGCTTCTTTGTGCCGTCTTTTGGATGATTTATTACATTCTCATTTCCATTTTCATCATATACACGCTCTATATAATCTTCCCTATAATCATAACGATATTTTACTGGGTTTAGTTTTGTTATAACATTTAAGCCTTCAAGCGTTGTTAATGGCTCTATGTCTGCTTTGTCTCTTGCATCGCTACGGGTTTGTAATACACCGTATATATAAGTATTGGTTGAACTATCCCCTAATTGGACTTGGTTATTACCATCTAGAACATTTATATTAGCACCTAATACGGAACAATTTGTAAATAATTGATTTGATGCTGATGCACTATTATATCCTATAATTGTATTATTGCTATGCGTTGTGATATATTGCCCCGCTCCTCCTCCTATTGCAATATTACCACTTCCGCTAGTCAATCTATCTAAAACGCTATAACTGCCAACACCTACATTTACACTTCCCGAAACTGCTGCCCGTGCCATATTGCATCCCAAGAAAGTGTTTCCGCTTGAACTCGAACCAGATGGACTATTGAAACAATATGTTCCAAGAGCAATATTGTAATTTCCCGCCGGGCTTTTCCCCGAATTTGCACCTATGGTAATGCTACTACCCCCTACGCATTTACTATTATAGCCGACTAAAACGCTATTGTCAGAAGTCAATGTATTTGAATTACCTAATAATATGCTTGTATTTGTTATATTAGTTCCTCGTGATATTGCTACATTGTTTAATGTTGATGATGTTAGATTTGAAACGCCACTAGCCAATGCGTTCATCCCTATATATGTTGCGTTTGTTGGGTATGATGAAAACCCCGCACAATTATTAAATATAACTTGGGTTGCTAGTGATTGTGATAATGTCATAGCACACCCTCCAAAATTACAGTTAATAAAATAAACAACACTAGCAAATGAAGGGTCAATAATCAAACTACAATATTGGTCGAATTCGCATTTTTCTACTGTTATATATTTTGTTGTGTTTTTGCCTATTTGTATAACATTGGTAATCACCGCCGAACCTGTGAATACAATATTATTTAAATAATGACGACCAACACCACTTATAGCACTAAATGCCCCTTTGATTTGTAAATTTGCTAATCTTACTAATTCGCTTGAACCATCTACAATGAAACCGTTTAATATTTCCGTTATTGTATTACCAACTTGCGGGGCTTGTAGTGCTATATTATATTTATTTGTTATCTGTAATTGTGTTTCTCCGTATGAACCACTTGATATATAAATGACATCTCCTTGCGTGACTGTGTCTATTCTACTTTGTATAGTATTGTAATTATCATTTACAAATAAACTGTTTGAAGATAATTGTATAAGCGGATTTGGTATAGTATATATTGTATTGCTTGATACATTCAATCCGTCCCCTATTAAATAGTTCATTCCGTTTGCACCTGTGGCTCCCGTTGCCCCTGTCATACCCTGAATACCCTGAATACCCTGCATACCTGTGGCTCCCGTTGCTCCCGTTGCTCCTGTCATTCCCTGAATACCCTGCATACCTGTGGCACCCGTTGCCCCTGTCATACCCTGAATACCCTGAATACCCTGCATACCTGTGGCTCCCGTTGCTCCTGTCATTCCCTGAATACCCTGCATACCTGTGGCACCCGTTGCTCCCGTTGCTCCCGTTGCTCCCGTTGCTCCCGTTGCTCCCGTTGCTCCCGTAGCTCCCGTAGCTCCCGTAGCTCCCGTTGCACCAGTCATACCCGTTGAACCAGTAGCCCCCGTTGAACCAGTAGCACCGGTCATACCAGTCATACCAGTCATACCCATAGCACCAGTAGCCCCAGTAGCCCCAGTCATACCCGTAAAACCAGCATTACCAGTTAAACCAACCAATCCTAAAAAAACCCCACTCGTGTTAGGGCTAAAACCAACATCACCCAAAAAAGCCATTTATGAATATTTCTAAATTTTAATAATATATTAATTTCAATTTCCATTTACTAGCAAAGAAATAGTTATATTATTACTACTATAAACTCTTAAATAATTTGTAATTAAACTAACATTAAAACCAAAATTTCCACTACCACTAGCCGTATATGAATATTGAGTTGAAAACCAATCATCCCCATTATTAGAAATTTCTAGAGTCAAAACAGTAGCCGAAGAAACATTTCCATAAAAACTAAAATTATTACAATTATAATTATTAGATAATACACTAGAAACACCACCAACACCGCTAGAAACATTATCCCATAATGTAGAATTTTTGATAGTTCTATTTATATTTTCACCCCGAAAATAGGTAGCTAGACTGAAATTATTCATATTGCTTGATTCCAAATTATCAACTCTTAAACGGAAATAACCAGAAAAAATAGCGGATTGAGTATTGAAAACAACACTAGCAAGAGTATAATAAATTTCTTGTTTTGTAATATTGAATTTATCAATTGAAAATTCAACAGTGATTCTGCATTTTTTATCTGCAATTAATGTGATATCATAAAAATTATATTTTTCTGTTGATACCCATTCAAGCGGGGCAAAAAACCCATTAGCATTTAATGGTGTTCTAGATGTATATTTAGCTACTTGCATTTTATTTTTCTTTTAATCTAATAATAACAAATAAAATATTTAATATTATAAAACTTTAAAATGATTCCTACTGATAAATTGTTATATGAAATTTGTAAAATAATTATATATAGTATTTATGCTAAAAATTCGGCTTATCGTAGTGGGGCATTACAAAAGCTATATAAATCTTATGGTGGTAAATATAAAAATGAATTACCATCAAATATAGATAAAACACCGTTAAAACGATGGTTTTTAGAAGATTGGAAAGATATACAAAAAAATAATAAAAATAATAAATTATATCCATTGTATAGACCGACAATAAAAATAACAGCAAAAACACCTAAAATAGAAAATGAAATTACACCAGAAAAAATACAAAAACAAAGCAAATTAAAACAAATATATAGGGGTAAAAAGAATTTACCAAAATTTTAATTGATATGATAAATACCATATAAATAAATCTGTTTTCTCCAATGGTGATAGTATAGATTTTGCCGATAGGTATTTATTTTTTATTTTCATTGCTATAAAATATTTTTGGTAAATATTCTAGATAGGATTTTATGTTTTTATTTCTTTGTTTCTTTTAGTAAAAGCAAATATATTTAAAATATGGCTAGTGGTGTGTATACTGATTCTGCCCCAGTGCTTTATTATACAAATGTTAACTATAACGATGGCACACAAACAAATGCAAAATCTAGCTTTGTGAATAGTCAGCTTAATTTACCAATGCTAAATAATAGCAGTAATTACGAAGTAGCGATAAACAAATTAAAAATATCTGATTTATCTAATGTTATTCTTGGTTATCTTGATTTTAATGAATATCAAGTTGGATTGGCATTGCAAGATACTAATCTAGAACCATTTTTTGCATCCGCATATGTTAATTTACCAGATACCAATCCAATTACTACAACCTATCAATATATTGCAGCTTGTAATGCAGATTATAGCATTACATTAAAAAAATATAATGGAAATAATTTAGTTCAAGTAATAAATTCCTTTGTTCCGCTTAATTCATTACAAGACCCAATAATTCCGCAGTATTGTGTTTATGATGCAATTTTACAGCAATTTATTGTTGTTAGTTTTAATGGCATATATTTGTATGATTCTCTTGGTGTTCTTATTGTTGAATTACTGAAAACCAATATAATTAGTTGTTATTATTCAACAACTACCCAAGCTTTATTAATTGCAGTAAATTTACCATCCCCAACCGTATATTGTTATAAAATGATATCTAGCGTTATCACTGAAATTTTTAATATAACAGCATCTAAAGCATTAGGGGCATTACAAAATATATCAGCTGTAAGCACAGATGGCACAAATTTATTGATTTGTTGGAGTATTTCCGGCCAATCATATGCGACTATTTATAATTATGCTAATCAAGCAGCAGAAAATGAAGGAGAAATAGCAGTACACGGTATAGTGGCGTGTAGTATATCAACGACGGATGGAACAATATTAATAGCTAATAATGCATATGATGCTAAATTGAGTATGTTTGCAAATATAGACCCTTTAACAGCTTATTATAATTATGAATTATACCAAGTAGACGGATTAGCACAGAAATCACAAGCAGCAGACAATATAACAAGCTTAACAATAAACCAAAATGGAAATTTTGTTTTTGGAACTAAACAAACCTCTGCCTTTAATTTTCAAAATGTTTATTATCAAAATTATAATCTAAATACATTTTCAACCGGATTATCACCAACGGGTACAACGCCCGGTCTTTTATGCACTAGCGTATGCTATGTTAATCCAAATTTAGTATTTGGATTGCATTTTTCACCCGATAATGTTCCTAACCCAACATCGGCAGAATTGTGTTATCTAAATAGTAATGGAGTTTTTACTAGTTGGTTCAATCTTCCAGATATGACACTATTACCCAACGCCCAGATTTCAGTTAGCGGAAACAATATTTTTGCAGTTTATAATAATAATTTTTATATGATGGATGCTCCATTTGGATTAGTAGGTTCCAGCCCAAACCAAATTCCAAGTTTGCCCGTTGATGCTAATTGGATTCAACTAATGAGTAATGAATCTGCACCGCAAGTTCAAAGCGTAATATTTGATGATTTCTTACCAAATACAGGATACGCTTTGGTTAGTGGTTCAAATAATATTTTCAAGTTTGTAATAAACACAAGCAATCAAACTGTAAGTTATCTAGAATGGTATATTTCAGCAACTACATTTTCGCTATATCTCTCTAAAGCTATTAATTTTACATATACAAAAACGGCAAGTTTAACACAATATAATATTGAATCGCTACAACTAATTAATACGGTTAATTTTAATAATACATTTATAAATGGTATGGCATTATCACGGGCTGAAGATTATTTATATGTTTCTACAGCTACTAGTTCTAGCGTCCAAATATATAATTATAAATTTCTAACTTTGTTATATACTTTATCTAATTTAAATCCTGCGGGAGTTATTGGAGCTTTTACTAGCACAGAAATAACACCAACAGCAATAAGACCATTTTATAATATACAAGATGTTATTGATGCAGTTAATTTAGCCTTTTTATCAGCATATAATCAATTAAAAGCAGAAATAGTAGGTATTTTTCCAGTGGATGAATGTCCGTTTTTCACTCTTGATTATGCAACTAAATGCCTAACCCTAAATTACGATTCTAAATTTCAATCCGTTAGTGAAAATGGTATTTTTGTAAATACTGAATTATATCAGTTTTTTAAATTACCACAGCAAACAAGCAATCAAAGCGGATTTATACAATATCTATTAAGCCCTATGGGTTTAACAGTGCAAACTAAACAGAGTGTTTTTAGCTTGATGCAAGTTGATAAAATAGTTGTGAAAACAAATTTGAATATTCTTAGTGATTTTGAAGATTCTAGCAATGTAAAATCAAATCTAGTTTTTACGGATTTAGATTTGGATACATCGGCGGATTTTTTTAATCTTGGTGGTAGTTTTCTTTATAGTGCAGTTTTACTAAGAAATTATTGTCTAGTTTCCAACGCCCAGTTAAGAAATATTTCTTATCAAATATTTATTCAATATTTAGATGGTTCGCAAGTTGAATACAAGATTCCAACGGGGCAAAATGTTTCAATAAAATTACAATTTTCTAGATTATATTAATTTTCAAGATTTTTTAAAGTTTTTAAAGTTTTCAAAGTTTTTAATAATTAAATAAATAAATTTATTTCAAAAAAAAATATATTCTTAAATATTAAGTAATAAATAATATATATTTTAAAATGGCAGCATCAATTCCCGTTCAACCCGTTATTGATTATCGTCTTGTAAATAGTGGCTATCACCAAATGGTTGAACTCGGTTCAGACAACTGCACCTTCCGCACCTACGATGCCACTCAAGCTACGAACCAACAGATTTCATTTCAGAACATCCTCCAATTAGGAAGTGGAGTTTTAATCGATTCCGTCGCTTTTGTTGAATATAATTTTTCCGTTGTCTATCCAGCCGCCGCCAATATAATCCTCCCCGGTGTTTCTTCAGCCGGTGCAGCTGTTGCACCGTATACCCAAGTTGGTGCGGATGCACCCACACATTGCTTCAGCCAGTATCCGCTACACTTAAATTCAATAAACGGGCAGATTACGATCAATAATGTAAGCTATGGCTATAACTCAGCACAGTTGGTAGCGGTCACGAAAGAGTGGAGCGTTTCTAAAGTTCTTCAAGAAACACTCGCATCTAGTTGTCCCGCTAAAAATTCAACTCAAGCTATTGAACCAGCAAGTAGTACCAATCTATATCCAAATTCAGCCCTAGTTCCAGTAGGGCAAAATCAAAATACCCGTGCAAATATTTTTGCCACATCAGTAAATTTGGATAATGGAGTTATCACCGCTAATTTCACAATAAGAGAACCAGTGATGTTACCACCATTCACCACTCCGTATCGTTCCCAACCAGCGTTAGCCCAAGTGCAGTCTCTTGGTTTACAATATACTCTTTCAAGCCCTAATGGCTTTTTACATGGTGTAGAATTAACGGGAACTAATGTACCGAGCGTTAATATCACATCAGCTAGTCTAATTTTGGGTTATCTTACACCCGACCAATCCCTATCACCTATCCCAGCATTGGCTACTTATTCCTTTGATTCACCCGATTTCCAGCTTACAAAAGTTACCAATTTACCAGCACTCGGTGCATCAATAGATGTCCAAACCACATCGCAAAAATTAACGACCGTCCCGAAGCTTTATTGTGTAAAAGTCTGCCATCAAGCACAGAATTTACAAATGAATACTTCAAATATTCCAGCTTTTGAAATCACGAATATGCAAATTCAATACGGCAGCTATAATACATTTATATTTTCACAGCAGGATTTATGGGTGCTATTCTGTAAAAATAGTGGAAATAGAGGTGGATTAAGCTATCAGCAGTGGAGAGCACTTGGTTGTCCTGTAATCATAAACCCAGTTCTAGACATGACAGGGGTCACTTTTGCAGGGCAGCAGGGTGACGCCAGTTTAATGTGGTCTAATAAAATCACATATACTTCTAAGAATATAGCAGAGCAGGACTTAGCATATGATGATGTTGATTTAACTTCTAACAGCGTGTATGTTATTGAAGTCTTTCTTGCTAACGGTTCAGTGTCTATTGGGGGTGGGTCGTGTGTATGGAAAAATACCTCTTGCACCGAAGCACAGTTAGTAGACGCAGTAAATAACGGAAGCGTTCCCACTGACATGAGTATGAAACCTGCTGATATATCAGCAGGTTCCCTACTTGGTGGTCTTAAAAATGTTTTTCATCATGCCCGACGAGTTGCAGGTGTTGTTCGTGATGCTCTACCTACGGTACAGAAGGGCTTAGATGTTCTAGCGGGTTCCGGTGCAAGTGGTGGCTATATGCGTAAACGCCGTTAACTATTAAAACATTAAAAATATATTTTATTTAATTTAATTTTTATTTTTTTATTTCTAAGATAAATATAATAATACTATAATTTTTTTTTAAAAATGATGTATAAAGATTTTGTTAAAATGATGTTTGATAAATATCGTGGACAAATGGCACCAAAAGACATAATGAAAATGGCAGCCGTAGAATATAAAAAAATGAAAATGGCAAAACCTGCGAAGAAATCAGTAAAAGGGGCAGGGGTTTTTAGCGATGTTGGTGGGATAGCTGACAATGTGGCCGGACTTTTCGGGCTTGGTATGGAGAAAAAGAAAGCTATAAAACCACGGGCGAAAAAATCAGTGAAAGGGGCGGGGGTTTTTAGCGATGTTGGTGGGATAGCTGACAATGTGGCCGGACTTTTCGGGCTTGGTGTTGGTATGGAAAAACGAATTAAACGAAGTAAAGAGACGGGAAAAGGCGGATATCTTAGTGCAGGAAATTTGGAACCACAATCTCCGTATGTGCGTATTGGTGGGATGCGTGATGTTCCTTATGATGGTTCATTTGATAATCCGGATGTTTCCGGCGGTTCATTTTTGGATGATATTCATAATGTTAGCAAACTTCTGCCGCTTTTGGCACTAGCTTAAATTTTTTAGTAATTTTTTAGTAATTTTTTATTTATTTTTTTTGATATTTTATTTATTTTTTTAGATAGTTTTTTTATTTTTTTTAATTTATATCTTTCATTTATTGAATTTAGATATATGAAAATTCATATATATGCATATATAACAAATTTCACTATATCTAAAACGGAAAATGAAATATACAAAAAACAAATAATTAAAAAAAGCAAAAAAAAAATATCCATAAATTCTAAAAATATGGAAAATCAAAATCTTAAAATCTATTCAATAGAATTTTCAGAGTTTAATTTCATCACACCACTGATTATCCAATCACATTTTCAAAATATTTGCAAAGAATATAATAACACACCAAGATTAAAGCGGATTCAAAACAAAGATAATAAAATTATCTATTACACTAGCTTAATTGAAAAAAAACAATGCGATTTAATAAATTTTGAATATCAAGATGGCATCACAATAAAATTCTATAAACACATTAAAAAATCACAATAAAACCATTATAACGATAAAACACCTATAAAAAATGCCGTTTTTAAGCTAGACAATCAAGACAAGCTAAATAAGTGCAGTTTTTAAGTTGGTGATAGTATAGATTTTGCCGATAGGTATTTATTTTTTATTTTCATTGCTATAAAAATATTTTTGGCAAATATTATAGTAGGATAGAATCTTAAATATTTTATAACTTGGAATATCTACAAAATAATATATTATTAAAATAGATACAATAGAATATATTAATGGATAATTATGATTTACACGCCGTTATCATTAGCAGAACAATTCCTATTAATGATGCCATTAGGATTAGTAAAAAATTTATACCATCAAATAGAAACTATTATAGAGAAACAAAAAATTCATATAGATTTAGAAACATACCAAAAACCAAGTTTTATAAAAACACTTTTAGAACAAAAAAAATAAATGAAAATATTAGTCTTGTCTATGGAAAATTAAAATAAGTCTTACTAAATAACAACATAATGCAAAAACACAAAGAAACAATACAATAAAACCCCTATAATGATGAAACCCCTATAAAAAATGCCGTTTTTCCCTTTGGTGATAGTATAGATTTTGCCGATAGGTATTTATTTTTTATTTTCATTGCTTTAAAAATATTTTGCCAAATATTCTAGATAGGATAGAATCTTAAATATTTAGAATATCGACACATCTACAAATAATACCATTCAATTTAGAATTCCAACTTCTTTACTTGAAATATAATAACTTGGATAAGCTTTATTAATCATAACATAACGGGAATCTAGCTTTCTTAAATAGGCTATTTGTTGTTTGGTTAAGCCTAAATATATTTTACTTAGTTTTTCAAAGCTATTAAAATTAGACCGTGGAAAGCAAAAAAAGTATTGACAATTTAAAAGAACTTCACGGCTACCCTTTGAATTACCGCCTAAAGCCATTTGTTCTATAACAAAACAACTTACTTGCTTATGCCGTCCCTTCTGTAAGAGCATTAAACGCAGTTCAATATATGGTTTGGATAATTTTAAACCAAAAGAAAGAATATCATCAAAAATACAAATGCTACCATTTGGTATTAAATCATATATTCCGTTAATATCTAATTTATTCTCATCCATTATTTTTATTAAATCTACTTTTACTGATTTTACATTTGGTATATTATCAAAATCACCATCATCTACACTGCTAAAAACAAATACCAAAGCGGGTTTAATTTGTTCTATAAGTTTTCTAGCTAAGTAGGATTTACCGGAACCGGTTGAACCGCTAAAAAAACTATGAAAAACTTTATTTTTATTTTTCTTAATTTCAAAAAAAGGCAAGATATTATTTCCATTCATTTTTTTAATCCCGTTTTCATCATTTATTAAATAATAATTTTCATTGGTAGAAACTGCTATTTTTTCTGCGGTTTTTTCATCTTTATTAGTTGTTAAACTCATTTTACAAATATATTATATTAATATAATATAATATAATAATAATAGAAAATGCCATATTATCTAGAAAAGAAAAATAATAAATTTAAATTAAGATTAAAGAGCAATCCAAATTTTAATTTTTCCAATAAGTATATGACAAAGAAACAAGCAATAAAACAAATGAAAGCTATAGAAATTAGCAAAAAACAGCGTGGTGCGGGGCTTTTTCAAAGATTACGCCGTGGTTTAAATTTTATTACTACAAGAATAATTTCTGCACCATTACAAGCAATTAACAACCAGATACAAGACCAACTAGCATATATTGATAGTGTTAAAGATATTCTTAAAAAGTATGGAAATTTTAGAATAGTTAAAATGCTTATTTTAAAACAACCTGTTGATGGGAAAATTATAAATTTTGGAGATACTATAACAGACAGCCAATTAACAGAATTAATGATAAAGGCTAATATTGATAAATATTTTCATATCTCTATGCGTGTTGATGTTTTAGATGATATAGACAATATATATAGTTTTATTATTGAAAAGAATGAAAATATTAAAATAACACCATACAAATTTAGACCAAATACGCAAGAAATACAAGTTGATTTAAATGATAATAACCAACTTACAATGAATATAATTCTTACCAAAACCAGACTAGCAATAGGGGAACAGACTTTTTTTGAATATCGTTTTGACTCCAGTAATTGTGCTAATTTCATTCTAGAAATTCTAAGGGCTAATAACTTATTAACGAAACAATTGGAAGCCTTTATTTTTCAAAACACGGATGTGTTAAAAAATGGATTAGATAAACAAAATAAAAATAATATGCATGCAATAACCCGTATAGCAGCCAGAATAGGACATATAACGGGCAAAGGATTTGAAAATTTTAGATTTTTATAGATATTTACAAATTTATAAAATATCTTAGTTTCTATCCTATCTAGAATATTTGCCAATTTTTTTTTTTAGCGATTAAAATTAAAAATTTATACCCATTGGCAACTCACCAAGACTCACCAACTAGAAAAACACTATTTTTTATAGGGGTTTCATTATTATGATGGTTTTATTGTGATGTTTCAATGTAAATTTCATTTTTACAAGTAATATAGATTTTTTACAATATTTTATTTATAATTTTATTTGTTTTATTTATTTATAATATTTAGTATTTTTTTTATTTATTTATAATAGATTAATTAAGACAATGTATTTACAAAAATTAAAATTAGAAAAACCATATCAAGCAAAACCAAAGCAAGAGAAAAAAACAAGACGAGATTTTAAAAGCGAACAGAAACAGAAAGAACTAAAACGGATTAGAGAGCGAGATTTAGCATTTCTACAGCGTGAAGAGCTTAAACAACTTAAGCAAAAAGCAGAAGAGCGTGAAGCCAATATTAGACGCAAAGCAAAAGTTCAAAGCGAAAGAGAAGATGCAATAATAAAACTATTTCGTTTTGAAAATCCAGAATTAAGCCAGCAAGAATTTGCTAAGCAAGTTAAGAAAATTTATGGTATTGATATTGGAGCTGAAGATTATTTAAGTGATGTTGAATTAAAAGAAGCCATAAGACAACTTAATAAAAGACGAGAACAAAGCCAGAAACCCATTGTTGATATTGATAAAGAAGTTGAAAGACGCGTGAAAGAAGAACAGAAGCGAATGCAAGAAGAAGAAGCACAAGCGAAAAGAGCGAATTTAGAAAGAAAAAGAGCAGAAACAGTATCTAGACGCAAATATCAAGCAGAAAAAGAAGATTTTATAACAAAAAATTTAAAAGCCATTCAAATGTTTCAATCAAAATTGTCTAATAATAAATTAAATATAGAAGAAACAAAATTAGCAAAAGAAAAATATTTAAGAACAAAAAAACGACCACGGAAGCAGACATTAGAAAATTTTGATACTAAAATACAAACATTACAAGACAATATACCAGCAATAGAAGAAATTTTAAATATTCTTAGATATAACGATACAGTAGCACGAAGAAGTGATTCTAAAAAAGCGGATTTAAGATTAATTCCAGAAGAATTACAACAAGAATTTAATATTAATGAAATAGGGAGAATTGAAATTGTAAGAAAACAACAACAACAACAGCCATTACAGCAAGAATTACAAAGACAAATTGGAGAAATGGAAGCACAACAGCAACAAGCAGACCAAGAAGCACAAGACCAAGAAGCACAAGACCAAGCAGACCAAGCAGACCAAGAAAGAGCACAGGATTTAGCAGACTTAGGAATTCAACAAGCAATAGAACAGCCACCCGAAGTTGTTGTAAATCAAGATGCAGACCAGAATTTACAAGATTTAAGTGCAAATGGATTTAAGAAGCTAGATAAAGGCGGAAAACTTACTAAAGATAAATTAAAACGGTATGCAATTCATCCAAGCCACATAAAAGAAACAAGAAACGGATACAAACTAAATTCAAAAGGAATAAAACACGCAAAAATGCTATTAGAAAACATACCTAAACACGCAAAGCAAATAATATTATTTTCATTACTTAACAAGACTAGAAATAGAGTGCATAAAATCTAAAAATATCTTAGTTTCTATCCTATCTAGAATATTTGCCAATTTTATTTTTCTAGCAATGAAAATAAAAAATAAATACCTATCGGCAACTCACCAAGACTCACCAGCTTAAAAAACACTATTTTTAATAGGGATTTCATTGTTATAATGGTTTTATTGTGATTTTTCAATATGTTTAGTTAATGAATATTTTTTTAGATATATTTTTTAATTAGAAAAATAAATATATTTTTCATTAATAGGAGAATAGAAAATGAAAAATATAAACAATATCTTTAAAAAAATTATAGATTATATAGATTCTAAAAATTATACTAATAGCAATAAAATGATTATAAAAGCATTGGAAAAGACTAGAAAATATGATTTAAATGATGAAGAAATATCCATATTAAATGACAAATTTAATGATTATTTTAACAAAAATAAAGATATTGATTTAGATAAAGATTTAGATAAAGATTTAGATAATGAATTTACATATAAACCGATAGAAAAAATGAGTAAGAAAGAAATACAAGAATTAGAAACCATTATTTATTATCATCGAAAACAAGAGAGAGATGATATGAAAAAACAAAAAGAAGATGATTATAAAAAAAATCAATCTATAAACAATCAAAATAATAATAATAGCATCAATACTAATAGAAATACAATAAAAAAACGGAAACAACCATTTAACCAGAGAGAATTAGATAGGGGTATAAAATTTACAGAAGAAGAAATTGATAGATATTATAGCCATGATAAATATAGAGTTTTTGATGAAGAATTATGGAAACAAGACCAAAAAATAAAATCTAAAATATTTATTGATAAAGATATAATTATACCAGAAATAAATATTGATTTTTAATTTACAACTTTATAATATTTTTTATTTTTTTATTTTTTTTTTTAAAATTATTATATTATTTTATAATAGCTAAAATATAATAAAAATGACAACTATTAATGATTTAAATGAAGATGAAATAATAAAATTGACAGAAAAAGCTAGTAAATTATATTTTAAACAATTTTTATCTAAACTATATGAAGAAACAAATTTTTACAATGTAAATGACATAAAAAAAATAAATCTTTATAAAAAAAAAGAAATTTTATCAGTAGCAAGATTAATAGCAAAAACACTATCCAAAAATGAATTTATTAGTGAATCATTGATGAATTATTTTCTTAAATCAGTATTAGAAAAAAATTTAAAAGAAGATGATATTAATGATTTATATGATTATGACAGCGAGAGACGGAGTAATGAATACCAAGATTTAACAGATGAAGATTTTTTGCAGATTGATGATAATTTTGATACTGAAGAAGATGAGCCTATAAATTTAGCTAGTTTAATTGAAGAATCTAGAAAATTAGCACCAAAAGAAGAATTTAAAAAACCAATGAAAATAGAAGAAATTATAGAACCAAAATCAGAACCAGTAAAACTAGAAAAAAAAAAGACAGAAATAAAACCAAAGCCAAAGCCAGAACCAAAGCCAGAACCAAAACCAAAACCAGAACCAAAACCGGAACCAAAACCGGAACCAACTAAGATGGAACCAGAACCAAAAATAGAATCAAAAAAGATAGAAAAAAAACAACTGACAGAAGAACAAAAAAAACGCAGGGAAAGATACAAAAAAGAAAAAGAAAAAGCAGAATTGAAAAAGCTAGAAAAACAGAAAAAAGAAACAGAATCTCTATTATTTAGAAAAGAACAAGAAAAAAGATTAGAACAGATTTATAACAATATTATTAAAAGTGTTGAAGAAGCAAATCCAGAAGACGATATAGAAGCAAATAGACTAGCAAATGAAGAACTTGCACTAGAACCAGATTTAAGTATATTAGATAAAAAAAATATAAGAGATAAATTTGAGTATTATTTTAAAACGAAAGAAATGACAAAACCAATAATAAAACAAGAACCAGAATTTATACCAGAACCAGTAGTAATTGAAGAATCTAATAATATCCAACCCTATCATGATTATTTTGAGATTCCAGTTAGACCACCAGAACCAGTAATTACCAATAAATATCTTAGAAATTATGGAATACCAAAACCAGTAAAAAGCAGTGAAGAAGATTTAATTACAGATAAAAAGAAATTATTATTAACTATGCCAATTTCTCTTAATAATGTTGAAAATCTTAAAGAACAAAATAGATTATTATTAAAACAACAAGACCGTTATAGAAACCAATTGTCGGAAGCCTATGCGGATATTGAAGAGTTAAAAACGGAACTAGAAAAGAAAGATAAAAAAATAGCTAGATTAGAAGAACTTTTAAATGTAAAAGAGACTGAGAAAGCTAAAAAACTCGGTGTTTTAGATTGGATTAAAGCTAATTATGAAACCACACTAAGCAGAAGCGATAAAATAAAATCAAAGGATTTATATCAATCTTATATTGAAAATGAGAACACAGAGAAAATATCAGCATTACAATTTAATAAAATATTAACAGATGCCGGTTATATTAGGGAAAATTATGCCGGTTATCCATATTATAAAAATATTAAAAAAAAAGAATGATTGGAAAATATTAAATTTCTATTGTATAATATAATCTGCCGAAAATATTTTTCTAGCAATGAAAATAAAAAATAAATACCTATCGGCAATATCTAAACTATCACCAACGGTAAAAACACTATTATTTATAGGGGTGTCATTGTCTAGCTTAAAAACGGCATTTTTTTAGCTTGTATTTACTGTAGCCAGTTTTACTTGGACTGAACTATTAATATTTTATTTTCGG